CTACTGGTGGCGGAGACAACGCAATTTACCCACATTGGAATATGCAAGAAGGCAAGGAAGCCGTGGTAAGATTCTTACCAGACGGTAACACTGACAACACATTCTTTTGGGTAGAACGTGCGATGATTAAATTACCTTTCGCAGGTATTAAAGGCGAGTCGGACAACCGTAACGTAATTGTGCAGGTTCCATGTGTGGAAATGTATAATGACGGAACTGCGTGTCCAATTCTTTCAGAAGTTCGTCCATGGTTTAAGGACAAGAGTCTTGAGGACATGGGTCGTAAGTATTGGAAGAAGCGTTCTTATATTTTCCAAGGTTTCGTAAACGAGGATCCGATTGGCGAAGACAAGACACCGGAAAATCCAATTAGACGTTTTATCATTGGTCCACAAATTTTTCAAATTATCAAGGGTGCATTAATGGATCCTGAGTTGGAAGAATTACCAACTGATTACATGAAGGGTGTTGACTTCCGTATTAAGAAAACAAGCAAAGGCGGTTACGCTGATTATTCTACTTCGCAATGGTCACGTAGAGAGCGTGCATTAACTGAAGAAGAAAATGCAGCAGTCCAAGCAAATGGCCTGTTTAACTTAAATGACTTCCTTCCTAAGAAGCCAGGTGAAGTTGAACTACAGGTTATGAAAGAAATGTTTGAAGCATCAGTTGATGGTGAAGCATATGATATGGACAAGTGGGGACAATACTTTAAGCCAGCCGGAATGGGCCAGGCTACAGGTGATCCTAACAAGGCCAAACCATCTGCTCCAGCACCACAAGCGGCTCCAGTAACTGAGGCAGCACCTGCTCCACAAGCAGAGGCAGCACCAGCAGTAGCATCTGAAACACCTGCAGAAGGTGGAGACAGTGCTAACAGGGCTCAGGACATTTTGGCAATGATCCGTAACAGACAGCAGTAAACAGTTTGTGTGTGAGTTCCGGCAAAAATCTCCATACGGTATCCAGAGAGATCTCACACGCTTCTTAACAAAGGAAAGGTAATTATGGCAAAAGCATTTGACATTACTAAATTTAGAAAGACACTAACCAAGAGCATTGATGGCCTTGGTGTGGGATTTAATGATCCTACTGACTGGGTTTCTACGGGAAACCTAGCACTAAACTATTTGATCAGTGGCGACTTCCACAAGGGCGTTCCACTGGGTAAGGTTACCGTGTTTGCGGGTGAATCTGGTTCAGGCAAATCTTACTTCTGTTCAGCAAACATCGTGAAGGCAGCACAGGAACAGGGTATTTTTGTTGTGTTAGTTGACAGTGAAAATGCACTAGATGAAAAATGGCTACAAGCATTAAATGTTGACACATCAGAAGATAAACTGCTTAAACTTAACATGAGCATGATCGATGACGTTGCTAAAACCGTTTCTGAATTCATGAAAGAATATAGAGACATGGCTGAAGAAGAACGTCCTAAAGTGTTATTTGTTATTGATAGTTTGGGTATGTTATTAACACCCACTGACGTTGATCAATTTCAAAAGGGTGATATGAAGGGTGATATGGGTCGTAAGCCTAAGGCATTAACAGCACTCGTTCGTAACACAGTTAACATGATTGGTAGTTATAATGTAGGTATGGTATGCACTAACCACACGTATGCATCACAGGATATGTTTGATCCAGATGATAAAATTAGTGGTGGTCAAGGCTTTATCTACGCATCGAGTATTGTTGTTGCAATGCGTAAACTAAAACTTAAGGAAGATTTAGACGGCAATAAAGTAACCACAGTGCAAGGTATTAGAGCAGCCTGTAAGGTAATGAAAACACGTTACGCAAAACCATTTGAATCAGTTCAAGTTAAAATTCCATACGAAACAGGAATGGATCCTTACAGTGGACTTGTAGATCTTTTCGAGGCGAAAGGTTTACTTAAGAAAGACGGTAATAGACTTAAATACACTGACCTTAACGGAGAAACGCATTTGGAGTATAGAAAAGCGTGGATTGGTGAGAAGTTAGATATGATTATTAATGACATTGCCAACAAGCCCGACATTGCAGATGCAGAAGAAGCCGTGGAGGTAGAAACAGAATCTGTCAATGGAGAGTAAAAATATGAACCAGGATCTACTTGCTGATATTTGGAACGTTCTAGGTGAACGAATTCCTGACAAGGACAAGCAAGAAGCCGCTGCCGAGTTTGTTAACACACTACTTGATTATGGAATTGCAGAGTCAACATTAGAAGGTATGTTAGGTATAGATACATATCTTGACACAGCAATCGAATATGCAATCGAAGACGAACCCGGCGAACAAGACGAATGGGATGACTAAATGACAAATTGGTATGACCGTGTTTCAAAAGATATTTCGACTATTCCAGATGCTGCAAAGTATTTCGAATCCGAACTATTAGAAGCAAAGAAAGAAACAAACATCAAAGGAAGAATAGAGATGGCATCAGCAACGATGCCTGCTATCGTTGAAACACGGTTCAGCCAACTTCAAGAGATCGAAGCCATCCTAGAATATCTTAATATTGAACTTCGTCGTCTACGTGCTTCGCACTTTAGAAAGTATGTTGAGAACTATCAACGTGCATTAAGTTCGAGAGATGCTGAAAAGTTTGTAGATGGTGAAAATGATGTTGTAGATTTTGAAAAGATTATCAATGAATTTGCCCTATTGCGTAATAAGTGGTTAGGCATCATTAAAGGGCTTGACATCAAGCAGTGGCAAATATCCAACATTGTTAAACTTAGAACCGCTGGCCTAGACGATGCAACTCTTTAAAGTTTACCTTCTTCTCTTAGTTTAGCACGTATTTTTGTAGCACTGATATTGTGTATATCTTCACCTAGATTGTGTTCTGTGAAAGTATATCCTACACCTCTTCCATAACTTATATCAACTATATTAGGAACTTTCATAATAATATAATCTTCATTTTCACGGAAGTCCTCCTTCCATAATGCATCGATAATATTATTTTTTACTTGATCCCATTCAAATGGATTATCGTTTTGATTAGCGGTTCGACCTCCACCAGCATCCTCGCCGACGATACCTCCCACATCTCTTACCATGATTACTACTTGTCCAGTTTCAGCAAATGCTTTTTTAAACAGTGCTGTGTGGCCTGGGTGCCACGGTTGCCATCTACCTAACATCTCCGTAGTTGGCTTCTTCCAATCAAACATCTTTGACTCCAAATGTTATGTGTTTATACCAAACTCGTTCATGTATGTAGTATAAAACAAACTTGATGACGAGATCGGCTGCAAAGACAGCACCTACTGCCTTTGGTGGCAAGCCAAACATATAGGCAATCAATGCCGTAGTTGTGCTCGCAATAATTCGCCAGGTCACTGCCTTGGCTAAGTGTCTAGTTCTTGCTACCATTTTGCAAATACTTAGAAACAACATCCATTAGTTGGACATGAGTATCATTAAACCATTCGGCTACATGATAATCGTATTGACCTTTCTCTAATGGAACATACATCTTGTTTGTATCCTCAAAACGGCCTTCCTTGATTGTATCCATCCATACCACAAAATCTGCACCGAATTCATCACGTGCTTGCGGAGTGGGTGCTACAAAATCTGCAACGCATATTTTTCCAGCCTTTACTATTCCATCTGCTAGATAACGCATACGTTGTGCTTGACGAATACGACCTTCTGGTGTAAAATCCCAGTCATTGTATTCCTTTCTGACAGCGTCAGCATTTATCCACACTGCGCCAATTAGTTTGCTAAAGGGTTCTGCCAAAGTAGTTTTGCCGCTACCTGGCAAGCCACATATTAGTATTTTCATGATTATTCCTTTTTCACTTCTATATTTATCCAATTAACTGGTCACATAAATATAAGCATGAACACAATTGTATTAGTAACAGGTGGGTTTGATCCACTACATTCAGGACACATTGCCTATTTCAACGCAGCAAAAGATTTAGGAGACTACCTAGTTGTTGGAGTTAATTCCGACGAATGGTTAGAGCGAAAGAAAGGTAGAGCATTTATGCCTTGGAACGAACGTGCAGCCATTATCGAAGCACTAGGGTGTGTTGATCAACTGATAGAATTTGATGACAGTAATGATAGTGCCACAGAAGCAATTAAGTATGTTTTAAATTTTTGGAAAAGCGGTGAGAAAATAATTTTTGCTAATGGCGGCGATAGGACTGAGGGTAATATTTTAGAAATGCTTTCGGTAACCGATCCTAGACTTTCTTTCAAGTTTGGTGTAGGAGGAGAGGATAAAAAGAATTCAAGCAGTTGGATACTCACTGAATGGAAAGCACCAAAAACAAAACGAGATTGGGGTTATTACCGTGTTATACACGAATACGATAATCATACTAAAGTGAAAGAACTTACAGTAGATTCCGGAAAGCGTTTATCAATGCAACGACATAAACAACGTTCAGAACATTGGTTTGTTGCAGAAGGAACTGCGACAGTTTATACCATCGACACACAGACTACTGATTACGAACTTTACGGAGTGTTCGAACAGCATAAAAGTTTGCATATTTCTACAAATGAATGGCACCAGTTATCAAATGAAACTGATAAACCATTAAGAGTTGTTGAAATACAATACGGTGAAAATTGTATTGAAGAGGATATCGAAAGACAATGAGAAATTGGATATTTTTAAGCAAGGATAATAAAGACCCGTATGTTAATTCATTTGCTAACGGTTGCAGTTCTCCTACCGTAGATTCTAGATATTTTAACTATGACGACTCCGAAGATCCTATTGTATTACGAGGTATCCTAAAGAAAAAAATTATGCATCGCTGTTGGGAAGACAACAGAGACTTTTACTATATTGATACAGGGTATTGGGGTAATGAACCAACACAAAGCAACCCCAATGGTTGGAAATACTGGCACAGAATTGTTAAGAACGATCTACAACATGGAAACACAATTATTGAAAGACCAAATGATAGGTTCGAAGCATTTAATAAAAAATTTAAACCTTGGAAAAAGGATGGAAGAAAAATTCTTATTGCTGCGCCGGACGAAAAACCAATGAAGTTTTACGAAAAAGATTTAGATCAATGGTTAGCAGATACAATTACAGAAATTAAGAAGTTTACAGATAGACCCGTAGAAGTAAGACGCAGAAATAAACTTAGATTGGATAGGTTAGTAACTGACACACTAGAACAGGCACTTAACGACGATGTATATGCTCTAGTAACGTTTAATTCAAATGCAGCCGTCGAATCTATATTTCATGGCATACCGGTATTTGCTCTAGCACCGACAAGTGCAGCGTCTCCGGTAGCATCAAATGATCTTTCCAAGATTGAAACTCCTTATTATCCTGATAGAGATAAACTTCAGGCATGGGGGAATCATTTAGCATATGGACAATTTCATTTGAGTGAATTAAAATCAGGTAAAGCCAAAAGGATGTTGGAGGAATAATGAAAGTATTTGTAGGATACGATACAAGAGAAGACATTGCATATCAAGTATGCAAGCACAGTATTATTAGTAAACAGCCCAATGCAGATGTGCGACCATTAAAACAACAGGAACTACGAGATGCAGGATGGTATAATCGTCCTATTGATAAACTAGCATCAACCGAATTTACATTTACACGTTTTCTTATTCCTGAGCTTATGAATTTTAAGGGTTGGGCATTGTTCATGGACAGTGATATGATACTTACTACTGATATTAAAGAATTGTTTGATCAGGCAGATGACAAGTATGCTGTTATGTGTGTTCAGCATGATTATAAAATAACTGAAGATACAAAAATGGATGGACAAAAACAAACAATGTATCCACGCAAAAATTGGTCGAGTGTTGTTCTTTGGAATTGCGGACATCCTAGCAATGCTGTAGTAACACAAAACTTTGTAAATGATACAAGTCTTAATGGTGCATACATGCACAGATTTAGTTGGCTTAAGGACGAAGAAATTGGAGAATTAGATCATACATGGAATTATCTAGTAGGTGTTTATAATGATATCGAAAAGCCAAAACTAATTCATTATACAGAAGGCGGACCGTGGTTTGAAAATTATAGAGATTGCGAATTTCACGGTGAATGGAAAACAGAACTGTATAACATGATGGAAAACGAAGTATAATAATGGCAAATAAAATTAGTTTAGAAGAATCTCTAGTTTTAGGTTCTAATGGAAAATTAACACTGGATGTTAAGGATACATCAAAGCCATTAGTTGTAAGAGGTGTAATTAAACGAGATCACGTTAACGAATGTATTAAGACTGGAAGAGATTTTTACTATATTGATACTGGATATCTTGGTAATTTCGTAAGTCTTGGTAATCCAAATGGTAAGAAATTATGGCATAGAGTAGTCAAGAACGAAAACCAACATTCGACTATTAGAGACGTTCCAAAAGACAGATGGGAGAAGTTGATTGAACAGGATCCTAGTCTTGCTTGGTCGGGATGGAAGAACTACAATAAAAAAATTCTATTAGTCATGCCCAATCCTAAGGCTTGCAAATATTACGGAATCGATTATGATACTTGGGTCAAGAAGACAGAAGAAGAAATTAAAGAACACATTAATTTACCCATTGAAGTTAGGATTAAAGGATCTAGATCAGCAAGAGTAAAAGAATATACAATTTATGATGCACTAGATTCTGGAACATATGCAACAGTAACGATGAACAGCATGGCTGCTATGGAATCCATTGTGCATGGTGTTCCTGCATTTGTATCAGTTCCTTGTGCTGCTGGCCCACTAGCATCAAATGATCTAGCACAATTAAATAACCCATTCAAGCCTGATATTAAGTTGATAGAAAAACAATGTAAGAGTTTGGCTTACGGACAATTTACACTTGACGAAATCCAAGACGGAACAGCAT